CACTACAAAGAACACTTAATTTAACAGTTGAAGCGTATGCAAAAAACGTCACAACTTTTGACGATCTAGCCGATACGATAAATGCAGAAGTTGAAGTTGCTATGTCTAGCGATGTAACTTTTGGAGGTTTAAGTCGTGATTCTTTTTTAGAATCGGTAGAAATAAATTTTAATGGTGAAGGCGACCAACCCCTTGCAGTTTTGATAATGAACTATAGCATTTTGTATCTAAGTCGTGAAAACGCACCTAATACAGCTATATAAAAAGGGTATTAAATATGGATAAAAATATTTTATTTTCAGCAGATGGACTAACAACTATCGTTGTTTTTGATTCAGATGTTGAACATTTAAAACAAAATGGGTGGGTTTCTGAAAAGAAATCTGTAACAAAAACTAAATCTAAAACAGAGGTTTAAAAATGGCAGTTTTTACTGGTAAAAATGGTGTCGTACAAAATGGTGCGAATGCAATTGCAGAAGTAAGATCGTATTCGTTGTCACAAACAGCAGATACAGCAGAATCTACTTCAATGGGTGATTCAGCAAAAACTTATGAAGCTACTTTGACTGATTATTCTGGCACGATTGATGTTTACTTTGATGATACTGACACAAATGGTCAAGTTGCTATGACTGTTGGTTCTTCAATAACATTAAATCTTGCACCAGAAGGTACAGCAAGTGGTGCATATAAGTTAAGTGGTACTGCGATCATTACCGACAAAAGTATTACAGCAAGTCACGATGGCATTGTTGAAATGACTTTTTCAGTTCAAGGTAGTGGTGCATTGACAATTGGCACTTATAGTTAATGACTAGGGCAATAGATAACGTAGTTGCTCATTTTGATAGCCAAGAGATACGAAAAATCGAGGTTAAAGAATGGGGAACAGAAGATAAACCCTTAGAAATTTTTTGTAAACCATTGACTTTGCAAGAGTCGAAAAGACTTTACAAGATGGCTAACAGTTCAGATTTAGAAGTGATGGTTTACGCCATTATTACTAAAGCACTAAATGCAGAAGGTGAAAAAATATTCAACGTAGGCGATAAAGAGTCCTTGATGAATAAAGCCGATGTTGGTGTTTTATCTGACGTAGCTTCGCAAATATTAGGTAGCTTGACACCAGAAGAAGCAAAGGAAAAGTAAAAGCTGATTCTGATTTATTTACACAATTTGCACTTGCAGACAGACTCGGCTTAACAATATTGCAAGTGCAAGACATGACAGTTGACGAGTTCACTTGTTGGCTTGGTTATATTGAAGAATTAAATAAACGTATGGAAGATGGGCAATCTAGGTAAATTAAAAATAGTTTTTGAAGGTGTCGATAAAACTAAAAAAGTTTTTGCTAAGTTAAAATCTGGTCTAAATTCAGTAAAAAATGCAGTCGGTAAAACCTTAAAAGTATTTGGTGGCTTAACTGCTGGTGTTCTTGCACTTGGTGGTTCTTTAGCTTTAATTACAAAAAAATCATTTGATTACCTTGATGTAATAGGAAAACTAGCCACCCAAACTGGTGCAACAACAGATTTAATACAAGCTTTTCAATTAGGTGCTTTAGAGTCTGGTTCTAGTATTGAACAAGCAAATAAAGCAATACAAAAATTCTCAAAACAAGTTGGTGAAGCACAAGGTGGTTTAGCTACATACAAAGATATTTTTAAAGAATTAGATGTAGAAATACTTAACGCTGATGGCAGCACTAGAAAATTTGATGATGTTTTACTTGATACTGCTGATGGTTTACAAAATTTAGAATCTAGTTTTAGAAGAAATAGCATACTAACTCAATTATTCGGTAGAGCTGGTCAAAATCTTTCAGCTATTTTAGTTAATGGTTCTGAAGAAATACAAAAATTTATTGATAGAAATAAATCGCTTGGTCTAGCGATTGAAATGGATTCAATAAAAAAAGTAGAAAAATTTAATGACAGAGTATCAAGAATAGGTTTTTCTTTTAGAGCTTTAAGAGATTCAATAACCACAGCATTTTTACCAGTTTTAGATGATTTAGCTAATAAATTTGAAGAAGCTCTAGCAACTAAAAACATACAAGACTTCGGAAAAGAATTAGTAGTCACTTTTACTGAATCTTTAGCACTAACTTTATTAGCTATAGATCAATTTAGAATGGGTTTCCAAGAAACTTTTAAACCTTTATTTAATACAATCACTGGTTTAAAAATAGCTATTTTAGGTGTTGAGAGAGCGTTTTTATTAGCAAAAAGTCTTTTTAGTGATGAGATAGATACAACTAGATTATCTGAAATAAAAAATGAATTTTTAGAACTTCGCAACTCTCTTGATATGCCAGTTGAACCAAGTGAAGGTATAACTAATGCTGTCAGACAATTGACAAATTTAAGAGATATTTTATTAAAAACCAAAGAAGCTGCTAGTGATCTTGCAAATCCTGAAACTTTAAATGAAGCCGAAAAAAGGTTCAGAGAATTTATTGCCCAAGTACAAACTCCAATAAAAGAATTTCAAGATAGTTTTAAAACTACTGGTGCAATGATTGGTGACACTATAGTAAGTTCAATGAAAAAATTTGAAGATACTTTAGTTGATGGCTTAATGTCTGGTAAGTTTGAATTCAAAAATTTTGCTAATTTTGTTATCAAAGAATTATTAAGAATAGCTATACAAAAATTAATTATTGATAAGTTAACTGGTGGCTTTACTTCTTTCTTAGGCAATATAGGTTTTGCTGCTAAAGGTGGTACTGTTACTGGCAACAAACCTTATATTGTTGGTGAACGTGGTGCAGAATTATTTGTGCCAAATAAAACTGGCACAATAGTTGCTAACAATCAATTATCAACTGCTAGTGGTGGTATGGGTCAAAACGTACACATTACTTACAACATACAAAGTTTTGATTCTAAAGATACGTTACAAGCCATTACTGAAAATGCACCTACTATTTCGGCAATCATACAAGGTGAGTTTAATAAACATGGTCGTAGAGGGTTTGCTTAATGTCAGGTACATTTCCTATAAGTCCAGCACCAAATTCGGTTGAGATACAATCTTTAGAACCTAATTTAGTTTCGGTTACGCAAAATTTAAAAAGGCAGGTGCGTAGTCGTGGTGGGCAAAGATGGTCACTCAAAGTTAGTTTTCCACCTTTAACTAGAAGTGAGTTTGCACCCATTTACGCTTTTGCGATTGCTCAAAAAGGTCAGTTTGAAACTTTTACTTTCACCCCACCAGTTGTTTCTGTATCGCGAGGTGACACATCTGAAAGTCCAGTAGTCAATGGTGCTTTAGCAGTTGGTGTCAATACAGCTAGTCTTGATGGTTTAACAGCTTCTAAAAGTTACATTATTAGAGCTGGTGATTTTTTTAAATTTTCTGGTCATTCAAAAGTTTATATGGCAACAGCAGATTTACATTCTGATGGCAACAATGCTGGAACTTTGACTTTTGCACCAAATTTGCAAAGCAGTGTTGCTAATGATGAGACAATCACTTTTGCTTCTGTGCCTTTCGTTTGTAGTTTTACTACTGACATAACCAGTTTTAACACCGATACCAGCAATCTTTATGCTTTAAATTTTGAATTGGTAGAAATATTTTAAATGCAATGGACAGAGGAAGCTCTACAGCGTATCAAACAGAGATTGTTAAAGATCAAAACAAACCTTTTCATTTATTGGAAGTATATCTTGATTCAGGTACACAATATCTTACTGATGGCTATATTCCTATTAGCTTCAATAGCAACACTTATACCCCTGTTGGTCATTTTTTAAGTTTTTCTAATATAGTTGAAACCAATGAACTGACAGTCGATCAATTGTCTATCTCGTTAAGTGGTGTCGATCAAACTTATACTAATTTGTTACTTAACGAAAACTATATAGATCGCAAAGTTGTAATTTACCAAGCATTTTTAAACGATTCTGAAGCTTTAGTTTCTAGTCCAGTGCAGATTTTTTCTGGTCGTATCAATAACCCTATAATTAAAGAAGATATAAACAATAACACTGCAACT